GTTTCATCTAGGACATTTGGTCTAAATAAAAACCTTTCACCCTTTGGTGCATGTTTTTTGGGTTTATCGGCTTTCTCTGCAGCATTTCTTAGAGAATGTGTGTGAGCTAAAATCCAATCTTTTGACATCTTAGGGTCGTGTTTAGCTTGAGTTTGTGATGCTCTTCGTATAGCAGCATCAGCATATTGTGATTCTGCTTTTGGGGCAAAACAAGTACCCTTAGAGGTATCAGCAACACCCTTAGCATCAACACCACCACCACATCCCTTTGTTTGGCCGGGGCAAGTATTTAAAATATGATGCTCTTCGTGAGCACCATGACCTGAAGTATATACCGCATGGCCAGCAACACCCTTTTGAGAAGCTGCTACATGAGGTCTACCCTCTTCATCATGTTCGTGTTTTACAGTATCAGTTTTCTCACCTTCATCCAAAGTGCTACCGTGAGAAGGTAAGTGTTTAGATGCTTTTAATCTTTCTACCGCTTCTCTTTCAGATTTAATTTGTTCATGTTCTGGTTTTTTAAAGTGGGCATCCAAATGTTCTTTATGAGTTTTTTCAATTTCACCAAGATTCATAGGGTCGCGTTTTTCTGGCCCATAAACATCAGCTCGTGCTTTATTGCGCTCTTTCATACCAACCGCAGTTTTACCACCCTCCCACATATGCTTAGGGACGACAATTCCGGTTGCTGTTGTACCTTTTGATTTACCACTAAAAACCAATCTTTTAGAGTTATCTGGGTGTTGTTCAACCGATTCCTTTAGGTCACTATGTTCAAATGGAATATAGTCGTTTACACCGAAAAGAGTGTCCTGAACATTTTGTTCAGGCGTCTCGTTATTTTCGGCTTTATTTAAAAAAGTTTTAAAACTTAACATACAATTGTCCCTTAATAATAAATTATATCATATATTTATAATAAATTTTACTTGAAAAAAACACTCCAATGACTAAGCCAAAAATTAGCCATAATATGGATGCATGTTACTATTTCAAAAACTCTAATCACCCACCAAACATATACTGAGTAATTTTCTTGCTTAATCGGTACCCAGTTACTCATATATTATCTCTTTACTAAATGCTTTATGTTTGACCAAAGTGAGTTGAANATTGANTTATNGGGAGTAGCCGCCNCTCCNCTTAACTGNCTACTCCCGTTACTTTTTTTGGTCTGCCTCTCCCGCGCTTTATTTCTTGGGTCAAGNTGCCAGAGACCTCTTTTGACTTTTTTTCCTTCACCTTCTTTTCTGGTGGCGGTACAGCAACAAATCCAGTTTGATACACCAACTCATGAGTAATCTTTGGATATAACTTAGTCAACTTTTGGTCTTTAACTGCAACCAGAATTTCAGCCTCAGATGGGTGAATGTTTTCCAACAGCTGAATATATAAAGTTTCTCTGCGGATTGCGGGTAAGTCGGTTCTACAAAACACATATAGACGTTTCAATTCCTGCTTAAACAAAGCCGGAGTCATACCAATAGGTGCTGAATCTGGTTTGTATGGTGCATCACCCTCTGGTAAAGCAAACTTGAAGTTTGGGTCAAATGCNTGNTTGAACAATAGNGTCAATGCGGCATCACCCTTCATGGTTTCAATNANTTTAGGGTTNTCNTTAATTTCTTTNAGNGTTTCNGGTATATATTTGGTCATGGTTTAATCCTTAAAATTCATCCACTTCGTTTAACAAAAGTCTACATTTCTTCTTAATCAAATAGTTCATAACTGAGTTCTTAGTTCCAGTTACTCTCTGATTCATGTATATATCTATAATAGAATTAGACACGTCTTCTGGAATAAAATCAAAATCAATTAGTCTTTGATTTCTATCCCAACCTGAACGTTCAGTATCATTAGCACAAGCATCTCTACCTTCAGCAAGAAACATTTCTAGTCTAGCTTGTCTAATAGCAGGTGCTCTACCATACTTTTCTTTATTGACTAAAAAGTCATCAGCACAAGTAATTGGTGGAATGCCATCATCACCAGCTTTAAGAATATGTTCTCTCATAAAATGAGTTACATTAGTAGTAGTAACAAATTTCTTTTGTTGGGGAGACCATTGTCTAACATTTGGATACTTCTGCAGTTGTTTGAAATCGCCGTCGGATGATATGATTAGAACCTTTTGTGGTTCTTCATATAAACCCTGTGTGATTAATCCATTACTTTGAGTCCATTTAACCAACACTCCAATTACATCATCAGCTTCGGCTTTATCAAGATGAATAACTTTGTATGGAAAGTGTTCAGCCAAGTCTACACGAATTTCAGCCATGGTATCAAAGATTAGTTTCCAATCCAAATCAGACTTATCTCTATTTTCTTTTCTACCAGCTTTATAGAATGGAAAGATATCTTTGCGCCAATAATTTCTACCGTCACAGGCAATTATCAATTCACCATATTCTCTACCATACTTCTTCTTGTATGACTTCAAAGAGGTAAGAATAGCATGTCTGATAATGTTAACAGCCTTATCCTTATCATCGGAATTCTTTTTAATATCATCAGCAAACTGCAATATATTTGCAATAGCTACTTGACTATAGTCAATGAGAATCACTTAAATGCTCCAATCAAAATACAGTCAGCATTAATTCTACCATTTAGGTGTAGACGGTTTTGCTTTGATAGTTTTAAATGCTGCAGCCAAAGGGCGCTTGCCTATTTGTAAACCCTTAAAATATTACTTCTGGTTTACGAATAATCTTAGTGTCCGAACCAGCAATCTCATATCCAATAATGGTAGTACCCTTTACTGATAAGTCGCCTTTATATACAGTCAACTTGCGTATACTTAGTATTATACTACCCAAAGTTCCCGAAGCACCAACTATATCTGTCGGTGATACTGACTTAAGATTAAGTTCANCAAACTCTTTAAGATACTTAAGTTTTTGGACNAACTTAGTNGGTGGTATCGGTTTACGTTTACGTGGCATTCTTGCTGATTTAACAGATACTACTTGTTGNNTNCAATCNGCAATGATACCNNTAACAAACTCATGAAAGCGTTTTAATTGAACCTTTGTGAAGGATGAGTATCCTTCGTTTAGTTGTTCATCTTTTCCGGCAACGGCTTCGGCAAGTTCTCGTTCAAGTGGTTGGAAGTATTCTCCGATTCGTTTCGCAACCGCTCCCGAGACAGCATTAGATAATAGATAACTCTTTGTTGAGAATTCTGAAGACTTGTTCTTAACAAATTCATCGATGTGTTCATCTATCTCTCCGGCATGTTTGAATGCAACTTCTTGAATGCGTTCTTGAACAGAAACAACTACACCTTCTGGCTTTTTGCTAGATTCGGTTTTTTTAGTTTCTTGTTCTCTCGCATATTTATCTTTAAGCACATCCATCTTTGCATTAATTCGAGAAATATGTTCAGATGAAACATATTGTTCCCTCAATACCAAACGCCCAATAATACCAATTTGTCTCAATTCAAAATCAGAAGCTTGATTGAATGCATAAATCAAATCATGACGCTTCAAATGTTTAATATAAGTCATAGCATATTTGCGAATAGTTTTATACTCTTCGTTGACATTATACCAATTCAGCGCCTTTGCTATATCAGTAGAATAGGATTCGCTATTTATGGTTGGTTCACCGGATGAACCTCGAACCGTACTTATAGCCTGTTCTACTTTTTTACGTTTGCGTTCTGCTTGTATATCAGTGGTCACGATAGTCTCCTCGACTCAAAAGATGAGATAGTATATAGCATAATATAATTAAAGTAAATATTTTAATTGGATAGATTTACAACTTCTTCATACAGAGTTTCAAGTTCTTCAAAATCTTGAGCCTCTTGGGTGAAGTTTTGTTTGTGATAGATACGAGCCAACTTATTGACTGTCTTTTTGGGTAACTCAAAGCTGTCAGACAAGTCCTTGACTATATCCTTAATCAAGTCTTTTTCTGCAGATACTCGAGTCATACTATTACTGATTTCCTGCAATGCGTCATTAAACTTCTTACGGTCAGCTGGATTACTAATCATTTACTTCTTCCCCCATTCAAAATAACTAACAGAATAAAAACTGCAAACCAATTCAACAATGAATATGTAATGTTGGCCGCAAACAACGTATTAATTGCCCAGATAGCAACTAACGGAACGCCAATTAATAAACAAATAACAAGAATAACAATTCCCAATATAACCATATTCTGTTTAGACATATATCACCTCTACAAATTAAAATTAACGGCTTTAATAGAATCCCACCTAAAAGAACGCCATGCTTCTTTTTCTACATCCCAAACTCTTAAAACTTCATTACTCAAAACTTTAACTGGTTTTGGTTCATCTGATTCGTCTACTTCAATTTTAGGTAATACGTTTTCGTTCAAAGTGCATAACATAACCCGCTCAGTTCCATCGGCTTTAGTAAATGTTACTTCAGCGGTTGTACCTCTAAGAAGACCTTTGAGCCAGTTTTGAGTGTCTTCAGTATCAAAATCAAGAGTTGACATCTGCTTTCTCCTGTGCTTTACGTGGAATTTTACCGGAAGGGCTTACATCGTAGTTCATAGTAAGTCTACTGGCTGTATTTGTTTCGGCTTGGATAAATGCTTCTTTCCAAACACGACGAGATTCTTTATCTGGTAGTGCAGCAAGCATTCGCTTTACACTCTTTGATAATTTAAAGTTCTTATCTGTTTTCATAACTTCTCCTATATAAAAAGACCAATGGCATACATTGATAATAGACCAAGGTTCACTGCAATTAAACTTTTTTCTTTGATTCTAATAGACCATATTAGATATAATGCAGAACCTAAGTTCAACATGTAAATGTTATATGGTGTTGCCTCTAAACTAGTTAACAATGCTCCAACTAAAACAACAGCAACGGCAACCCACTTTAGTATTATATCAAACTTAGTCTGAGTTGCCTTCAACGATATGGTTCCTTAGTTAGTAAGCTCGTAAGCACTGTCCCACTTGCCCACATTGATATCAAAGTAATATGCAGTATGGAAGTAGTCAGTTTGTATATCAGACTTATCAAACCAGTCTGCGCTCTTAACTGCCTTCACTACTTCTTCGAAAAATTCCAGAGCAGTACCAGTAAATTCCTCGTGATACCAGTATGGATTTACATCCATATTGTTACGTGTTACAGCATAGTCTTGGCCACGCTTTTTACTTACAGTTTTGTTGTAGTTACCGATAAAATCGATTGGACCACTTTTGATATTAACAACGATGGTGCTATGATTGCGCACAGCAAGACTAGCCTTTACACCGAATTTCTTTAATACCGGTTTAAGATTGGCTGCGATAGTTGCCTTACGTTCTTGATTCATATAAGCCATGATGTATCTCCTTCTCAATTAATCAATCTATAAAGGCATTATATATTATTCTAAAATTAAAGTAAACAATTATTTGTGATGTGGTTTATCTGGAGTGATTTTGCGACCGTGAGTGTCATATTGTATTTCCGGTTTAACTTTTTTTGGTTCTTTGGTAACCATCGTTTTAGTCGGAATCCATGATACTGGGTCCTTTAGGTACGAATGAGTGGTCTTAACAGCCGACGGGCTATTGTCTTTAACAACATCATTGTCGTTTTTGGTTGTTTTGATTTCAACT